CGCAGTTCTGCACACGTTCGCGCTCGATGATGTCGTGCAGATCCTGACAATTGAGAGCGCGCGCGAGCACCACTGCGGTCTCCAAACGCGGCGTCGATTCGCCCGACAGGTAGTTGTGCAGCTGCGTGCGTCCGAGCCCGGTTTGGAGCGCAGTTCCGCGCACAGAAACGCCGGCCTCTTCGATGGCGCGCCGCAGCCGGCGGCCGAACCTTCTGGCCAATGTGCGACGCGGGGATCCCGGCAGGGCCTTGAAGGTCATGTCTTCTCCGTAAGGAGCGGCTCGGCGCCGAGGGCATCAAGCAGGCGATAGCCGGCGTTGAGGACCTCGTTCAGCTCCTCGGCTTCGGCGGACATCTCTTCCCATTCGGTCTGCCATGCAGCGACGCGCAGCTGCAGCTGGGCCACGAAGACGTCCTCGTGGACCGCAGCCGAGGCGGGCACCTCGGGGATCAGTACCTGAGCGACCGGGTCGGCGACCCCCGGCGGCGATGGCGGAGTCCCGAGGTCTTCCCGACCCTTGAGTTGAGCCTCCCGCTCGGCGAGCAGGCGCGCGACCGTTTCATCGAAGGTCGGTCGCGGCCGGTGAGCAGCCGCGCCCTCCAACCGTTTGCAGGAGCGACACTGGCCCTGCAGTTTGTCCTTGGAGTGCGGGTGCCGGCCGAACTCGGTTACGGGCTTAGGAAGCCCGCAGCTCGAGCAGACCTTGGTGGGGGCGGGTTGCTTTTCGTCGACGTTGCCCGCGTCAACACGGAAGGGGGGAGACTCATGATCACCCGCCCCCGGCGGAGGGAGGTCGGGCCCGGCGCCGGAGGCAGTAACGTCCTCCGGATCTGGATCCAACGACTCTCCCCCTGCCGGGACCGCGTCACCATCTTCCCTGGGCGGTCGGGCGCGACCGACGAACGTCGACCGCTTCAGGGCCGCCCTCCAGGTGAGCACGCCCGGATCCACCAGGACCTCGACCAGCGGCGCGGTTTTGCGCTCGGGCCATTTGTCGTGCGGCAGATCCTGGTAGACCGCCAGGCGCTCGAGCACCGCGGTTACCTCGATCTCCTTGCCATGCAGTGAAGCTGCGAATGGCACGTCAAGTCGTTCGCCGACCTCATGAAGGGCGACCTCGAAGCTCAGCGGAGTCGGCAGGTCACTCGCCGTCGGGATCGTCCTCGGGATGCAACTTGAGCGTCCCTTGTCGCGGATCCCCCTTGACCAGGACGACGGTCAAGCGTGACTCCTCGCGCTCGTGGTCGACCTTCTCGGTGTGGCTGGCCACCCGCCAGCCGGCGTCGAGGACGTCTTCGGCGATGGAGGCGACCAGGGCGCGGACGGGGACCTCGGGCTTGGACGTGATCGTGGTTTGGTTGCTCATCAAGCGAGTCCTCCAGGAACCGCTGAGAGGCCGCTCAGCCCGGCCAGGTGAGCACCTGGAGAGGATTGCGCGTCACGCCACCCGACCGCCCATGCGCGCGTGTACGCCTCCGACCAGCTGCCTCGTCGAGCCCGGCGGATCGTCTTGACGTGGCGGTAGGGGTTGTCGACCAGCTGGGCGCCCGCACGGAAGGCGTCCGCGCCTCGGAAGAACGCCCGGCGGAGCGCACCCGAGGGATGGGCCCTGTACTGGTCGGGACTCATCGCTCTGCCACCACCTGGCGCAGTCCCTCGAGCAGGTTGCCGTAGGCGATCCGGCGCTCCCCGGTCGGGCGGTTGAGCCCTCGCTCCCAGCGGTAGACGGTGGCGAAGTCAACCCCGAGCTCTTCGGCGACGCGGCGGATGGAGACGCCGGCGGCCTTGCGGATGGCTCGCGCCCTGGCCGGCCTCGGTATGCGTCGGACCTCGTCGAGGAGCGTCATGGCTGGGCCGTCGCGGTGGCTGGTGATCCGATCCCGCCGTGCTGCCCGGTCACGGTGCCCAGCAGGTAGCCGGCGCCCATGCCGCCGAAGAACAGGAAGAGCGCGGCGAGCATGAGCAGGCAGGCCACCAGGAAGCGGATCACGATCGGGGCGAGTCCTCGAGCGGCAGCGTCCCGTCCATTGCCTGGTCGGGCTTCTTCTCATACCAGTTGCCGCGGCTGAACTCCCAGATGACGCCCTCGGCGTCGGTGTGGCGCGCGCCCTCCTTGGGCGATACGGGGAAGGCCGGTGCGGCGTCTTCGTCCGGGATGAGCGTCACGATCCCGTCGACCATGTCGAGGCGGTACTCGCCACGATTGATGGCCCGGGCCTTGTCGAGGATGTCGGCAGCCTGGTCGCGAGTAAGTTCGCGCCCACTGGTCTTGCCGGTGACGGCGAAGATCAGGTCGGCCCGCTCGATGCCAGCCTCACGGCAGGCCTTGGCGATCTGTTGCGCCAAAGTCATTCGCTCGCCATCGACCGGATGGCCAGCGGACGCATCCGGTGTGATTGCCTCCGGCTCTGGTCCCGGCGGCGGCTCGACGTTCGACTCAGACGAAATCTCGTCAAGGGCTGGGTCGGGTGCGGGCGGCGGTTCGCTTACTAGTGAGGGTGTTGTGGCCGCACGGCCCGCACGCCGACGTCTGGGAGGTTCTTGAGCTGGGCTGGCGTCAGAAGCGCCCGGGCCGCCATCCTGGCCGTCCTCGAGCTCCTCAACGTTGTAGGGGATCCCGGCGAGGACGTCCATGAAGGCCCCTCGTGCGCAATCGCCGGTCGCCCGGGCGACGAGCATGTTGCGCGGGTACTTCTGCCAGTTCTGCTTTCCGGCGAGTTGGGCGCGCCTGGCGTCCTCGATCGTCCAGGTCACCGTCAGGATCCGCTCCTCGCCACGGCGCTGCCCACAGACGGTGGCCCTGGTAATGGTCATTTCCTCGATCCAGATCCGGTGGCCGTGGGCGAGGATCAGGGACCGCTGCCCAGCTGCGTACAGACCCGGCTTGCCCTCAATGACGTGGATCAGGGCCAGCGACGCCATCGGGGGCAGTCCGATCTCGTGACCGGTCAGGATCGCGGCGGCGATCGCCGCCGGCCGATTGCGCAGCGCGGCAGGCACGAATTCGGTAGCCGCCAGCTTGTCAGCCAGCTGGAAGGCCATCGGCATCACTTCGAACGAGGACTTTTCGACGACGTCGCCCGGCCGATAGAGAGCCAAGGACATCAGGCCGCCACCTTCTTGTCCCGGTACTGGCGCGCCCGCTTCAGCCGATGGCATTCGCGACAGCCCCGCCATCGCCCGTGGGTGCCGCGGGCATACGTGTTCTCCGGCGTAAAGGGATGCCCCTGCCGACAGTGAGTCGCCTGGGCGTTCCGTGAGGTGAGACCTACGCCGCGCAGCAAGTTTTCCCGCGTGGTCACCGGCTCCAGGTGGAGTGGGTTGACGCATTCAGGCGTCCGGCAGAGGTGGTCGATGACGAGCCAATCGGGGATGTCACCGATCAGGAGCTCATAAGCCGTCCGGTGGGCCCGATTTAGGCGGCCGCCATCCCAAAAGACTCCATAGCCACCGACCTGGTGACCAGCTGTCCAGCGCCAGCAGCCGTTCTGGAGCGGTTCGACCTTGGCAATAAAGCGGTCGAGGACGCTCACGCCGGGACCTCCCGGCGTTGCCAGATGGCCTCACCTCGGACGGCGTCCATCCGGTTCTCCGTCCACCAGGCGGTCTGGATGCAGAAGAGGAACTGCTTCCACTCCCGCTCGGTCACGTCGTACCGGTAGAGGTCGAAGCCGTCCGCTCGCACCCAGACCACGCCGTAGAAGTCGATCGACGGCATCGGCTGCTCGGCGCCCTGGTCGTCGACATAGAACTCGGCGTGACCGTAGGCGGCGAGCTGCAGCGCGGTTTCGCCGAAGGGTCCCGAGCGGTTGGTCTTGATGTCGAGCAGGCACCGGTCGCCGTAGTCGGGGAGCGAGCACAGGAGGTCGAGGGTGCCGGCGTAGCGATAAGCCCGATTGAAGACCGGGCGCTCGAGCACGGCGTCGGTGGGTTGGAAGGCATCGAGGAAGGCGACGTAGGAGTCGACGTGGCCGGTCAACGGCTCGGGAACGATCGCCTCCAATCCGCGGGCGAGCTGCTCGCTGAGACGGTGGACTTCAGTCCCGCGATTGGCGGCAGCGTCCCGCTCGCGGAAGGGCGCCCCTTTGACGAGGTCGACCAGCTCCTGGTCGCTGAGCTGGGTGAGGATCTCGCGATGCGCCGCCACGAACTCTGCGGCCTCGCGCGCAGCCCAGGCCGTCAAGGCCGGCTTGGGTACAGCCTTGTTGATGATCGTGGTTACGCCCATCACCGGCTTGCCGTCGAGGGCGTAGGAGTGACCCTTGCCTCGGTCGATCCGACGCGCCTTCACGCCCGCGGATCCCCGAACCGGATGACCAGTGCTTCGTAGGCGGTCAGGAACAGACGCAAGCTTGATTCGGCGATCACGACCCGGCCATCTGGCAGGTCGATCCGGATCGCGATCGAGGGCCGGCCGCTCTCCATGCCTGCCTCGAGCGCGCCGAGCTCGAAGCCGCCGACATGAATGAGCTCACCGTGTTCTCGCTTCTCGACCAGGTCCGGCCAAGCGCCTTCGCCGTCGAGCTTGAGCTCGATGTAAGGGTGCACCTACCGGGCCCTGCCGGCCAAGACTGCGCGTTCAAGCTCGGTGAGGTCCCAGACGGCGAGGACGACCCACATATCGCCGCCCAGGTGACGCAACAGGGCGGGATCCCGCGGCGCGACGCGCCGCCACTCCGCCTCGAACAGGACGTGGTAGAGATGGAGATTCGCCAGCCCGCGCCCTCGGCGAGGACGGTGCTCGGGCGGGACCAGTGGAACGATGGCGCTGAAGTCGGCACTGTTTCGCTCGACGCCCTCGGCGAGGACCTGGACGTAGTGGTCGTTGACGCTCTGGCCGCCCACGCGTAGGCGCCACCAGTCCTGATCCATGAAGTAGAGGAAGCCCGCGGCCCGGTGGAGCGTGACCTGGCGGGTATCGGCCCGGGCGATGGCCAGCCGAGGGCGCTGCTGGTCGTCGAAGCCGCCCGCAGCGATGGTTTCGGGCAGGCTGATCAGCTGGCGGCCGGCGGCGATCTCCTTGAAGCCGCGGGCAAGGGCCCGATCCTCTGCCCAGTTGGTCTCCCGCACCGCCTGCCGGTAGGCGGCGAGCTTGGCGACCGCGACCTCCTTGGGGACCTCGAGGACGGCGAGCGGCATCGTCATGACGCTCTTGCCCCCTCCAGGCGGAGCAGCTCGGCGATCTTCTCGTGGCGCACTTCCCGGAGCTGCTCGACCGCCCTGTCGCGCTCATCTCGGGCGCCGAACAGGAACAGCCGCGCGTAGCGGTGCTCGTCTTGAACCAGCCGGCGCAGGAGCAAGGCCTCCGGCCGCCGGCGATCCGGATGCTCGTAGCCGCTGGGGCGCTGGACGACCCCGGCGATCGCGTCGACCAGCGGCACGGTCGCCGCCAGCGGGATCCTCAATTCGTCTCCTGTCAGCCGTGCCCGCCGGAGCCTGGTTGCTGTCGTCACTGCACCCCTCCACCCACAACCGAAATCCGTCTGCGCGACCGGGTGGCCTCGCAGCGCCTACAGGGAGTCGCGCCGCCGGCCGCCGGCCGGAGATTGCGGACCATGAACTGCTGCCCGCACAGCGCGCGGACCGTCGAATCAGTGGCGACGTCGACCAGGTGGCTGATGCGCGCGTCCTCGGCCGCCACCACCTGCCCCAGGACAAAGGCCGGCGCGGGGACCATCAGAGCCGCCAGAGCCCCAGAACTTGCGAGCGGTCACGGCCCCGTCGGCGCCACCAGCAGAGGAGGGCGATCATCCGAAGTGCAGGGGGGCGAGAAGCCGACCGCACGGCTGCGGCCGGCTCCCCGTGCGAAAGGGGGGAAGGCACCAGGTTGGTGAAGCTGATTCGCGGCGCGCGACCTCGGTCTATCGAGGCTCGGGCGGCGACCGCCAGGCCCTCGACGCGCCGGGCATCGTCACGAGCCCTGCCGTCAAGCACGCCGGAATAGGGAGCGGATGCGAGAGCAGGCATCTAGACCGCCTGTTCGGCGAGGAGATCGGCGAGGTTGGCGTCCGGCGCGTGATCGTCGAACGCGTCGGCGATCTTCTTGGCGACTCCGATGGCGATCGAACGGCCCAAAAGGGCCTGATTCACTGTGGAGCGGCCGATGCCAGCACGCTTGGCAAGATCGGTCGCGCTCCAGCCTCGAACGGCTAGCTCCTGCCGGACCTTCTCTGAATTGAGTTGAACGCTCAAGCCGGTCTCCTATGTGAGTAGAAAACTTCTCAAAAGCGAAGTAGGACGTCACAAAGCATACTTATCGTCCGGAAGAAGTCAAGCCATTTCGCACCTTTTCTGCGCTTTTGCTCATACACTCGCCACCAGTGGTCGGTAAGCGGACAGGAGGAAGGCCGGGAAACGCTTATGCAGAGATGGCCGCAAGCGTGATAAGAGAGGCGAGGCATTCGTGCGGTGGGGTGGATCCCTTCAGGGCCAGACTCCAGCCGTTAGTTGGCTCCTTCAGCAGGAAGACGATTCATGCCTGGGCTGAAGGGCTGACCAGAACCCGCGGCGACGTCGTCCTCGCCTCAGCCGACATCGCTGGCATAGATCTCACCGAGCGTCTTGGAGCAAAGTCGATGCGACAAGAGTTGGCCGAGGTCAAAGCCGAGTTGGCGGAACAACGTCGGCTGGATGCGGAACTCCGCTCCCAGGTGGCGGAGCTTCGTAGCCGGGATGACCCGAGCGCTTAACCTGCCTGGGGCGTTGAGTCTTGTTGTATGGCAAGCCCCTCTCGAAAGGACCGCCTCGATCGACTAGAAGCCACGATCGCCAAGCTCGAGCAAGTACTTGATGACCCACTGGCGCTTATCCGTCGTTTGTGGGAGCTGGAGGTCCAGAGGCGCGCGAGAGAGGGCGACGGAAACCGTTAGCCGTTCGCGAAACCGCTGGACGTCAGCCCGAGATCAACTGAACTCGGCGGCTGACGTCTGGCGGACTCGAAAACCGCTATAGCCGCAAGGCTATCGGGGGTTCGAATCCCTCCCTCTCCGCCAACGTCTGATTGAGTTCGGATTGGCGGCGTTCGCAGCGGTTATGAGCAGCGGTTGGCCGACACAATACCGTTGGACATGGCGACGAAACCGTTGGACGTTGAGAAAACCGTTCGACTTCGCCTCGACCAGGCGGTTCGACGCTACCTGACCGACCGGGAAGACAACAACTGCTCGCCCGACACCATGCGGTGGTACCGGCAAAAGCTCAGCCAGCTGCAGCGGTCCGTCCAGGTCACCCAGCTCGAGGACGTCAGCCGGGATCAGCTGCTCGAGCTCGTCAGCGACCTCCGTCACCGCGGCCGGTCAGCTCCCTATATCCGTGGCTGGTACCAGGTCTTTCGCGGATTTTTTGGCTGGGCCCGGGTCGAGGGATACCTGATCCACGACTCCCTCATCAATGAGCGGGCCGACCGCTGGTTCACCCTCAAGAAGCCGATCCAGACCCAGCCCGATATCGACACCTTCTCCGAGGAGGAACTCGACCGGATCTACCAGGCGGCGGGGAGCCAACGGAACGTTATCTTCTGCCGGCTCCTGGTCGGTACTGGCCTTCGCCTTTCCGAAGCCCTCGCTCTGACCCTGGACGACCTCGAGGACGATCGGCTGCGGGTCCGGGTGGGCAAAGGTCGCAAGTTCCGGCCGGTGCCCGTCAACCGCGGCCTGCAGCGCGACCTCACTCGCTACATCGAGCGGGTGCGGGAGGATGGCGAAACCGACCACATCTTCCTGGCCCGGGCGGGCGACCAGTGGAGCCAGAGCGCCGCTACTGCCACCTTGCAGCGGATCAAGAAGCAGACGAGGCTTCCGGTTCACGCTCACGCCTTCAGGCATACCTTCGCGACCGAGTACCTGCGGCGAGGCGGGGAGATTGACCGGCTGCGGCGGATCCTCGGCCACACCACCTTCGCCATGACAGCCCGCTATGCCCACCTGGCCGGCGTCGACCTCAACCACAACATCGACAGGCTCACGAATTGACCCGGGCAGAGCTACACAGGCGGCTAAAGCGCTTCACCGAGCCCGCGGTCATCCTCGCAGCGCTGGCCACAATCCCGCTCACGATGGCCGAGCAGCAGAGCTCGAGCGGCCTTCTCTACCTGGCTGACTGGACGATCTGGGCGATCTTCGCGGTGGAGTTCACCATCATGCTGGCCACCGCTCCCAGCCGTGCGGGCTACATCAGAGCAAATGGGCTGAGCCTGGTAATCGTGGTCGTCTCGCTGCCGCTGCTGCCAGCGATCTTTGGCCTGGCGCGCGTCGCTCGAATGTTCAGGCTCCTACGCCTCCTCGTATTGGCTGCGTTCGCCATGCGCGGGCTGCGCCGAGTGTTCGGCCGCCGCGGGCTTATCCAGGTCGTCGCAATGATCGCGATCCTGGTCGTCGTGGGCGGGACGCTAATGAGCTTCCTGGAGCCCGGGACGGCCAAGGGCGGGATCGGAGGCGGCGTCTGGTGGGCGATCGTCACCATGACCACGGTCGGCTACGGAGACATCGCGCCGACCACAGTTGCGGGGCGGGTGCTCGCTGTCCTTCTCATGCTCGGCGGCATCGGCCTCACCGCCAGCCTGGCCGCCTCCATCGCCGCCTTCTTTGTCGGTCAGGACCAGGCGCAGCACCCGTTGGGTGACCGACTCGACCGACTCGAGGCGATGGTCGAACAGATCCACGCTGCCACCACTGGCGAGCAGCTGCCGGCCGTTATTCCGGTCCGTCGGACCGAAGGAATCAAGCCATGAGCTTCCTGAACAAACTCGTCCGCAAGCCCGCCGAAACGGGGGAGAGTATCCATGCCGGCATGGGCAAGCTCGCCGTCGACGGCGACTGGATCGCCTACAAGCCCGTCTTCGGGTCGAAAGCCCAGGGCTTCCGCGTCCTCCGTAGCCAGGTCGACGCCGTTCGTGTCGAGGGCCTCTCCGCGAACCAAATGGGGAATGGCTTCCTCTCTCTCGTGGGGAAGGGGACCGAACTCGCGAGGGTCGAGATCCCGAACGCCCAGATCGAGAAGGCCCAAACGTGGGTTCAGGAGCGGGTGGGGGCGACCGCTTCCGGCTGAGCCCTAGACGAAGAAGAACCCCGACCCTCGCCGGAGAGTCGGGGTTCTTTGCTTTCGGGCCGCACGCAGGCCCTCGCAACTGTCTAGGCGGCTATTTCTGCTTCCTCGAGCTCGAGTGCCGGAGCCACCAGACCACGAAGACGATCCCGGCGAAGGCGACGCCCCACCGGAGGACCGGATGGAAGAACGCCTCGAAGCTGATCGTATGGATGCCGACGTAGGCGGGGTCGATGCCGACGATCTCATACGCTGCGATCGCTACGGCGATCACGGCGACGAGGAGCCAGATCTGCCGGCTCGTCACGCGGGCGGAGGAGTCGCCGGCGCCGCCGGCGCCGCAAGCGGAGTGAGCGGGAAGGATCCCGAGGAGGCCGGGACGATTGTCACCGGGGGCGAAGCCTTCGCGAGGCCGCGGCTGATCGCGTAGGTGGCGGCCGGAACGACCATTCCGAGGATGCCACCGACGACCTGGATGGCGGCCGCTAGGCCGGCGCCGTGGGCCTGCGCGGGGTCGACGTAGCCGAGCACGACGGCGAGGCCGATCAGTGCCGTGATGACCGAGATGTAGAACTCGGTGGTCTTGTAGCCGGCCTTGATAGTCGGGTTCATCGAGGAGAGACCTCCTTCGGTTAAGCCGCGGAGCTCGCGGCGGAGCGGCCGGGTTAAGCGCCGGCCAGCGCGTTCCAGACGGAGGCGACGCCGTTGGCGATCTCCGAGTCGGACGAGTCCTTGTCGAGGCCCTGTGTCGCGAGGGCGAGGGCGAAGGCATATGTCCGCTTTGCCGGAGCGATCGGAGGCGCGACCCAGACCATCGAGACCGGCGGATCGTTCAGGACGGCGGTCGCGAGAGCGGCTCGAGCGACGTGGAGAGGGACTGCGCCCTCCGAATAGATGTTGATCGCGGCTTCGGCCGCCGCCTCGGCGACTCGCTTCTGGAAGGAGACGTCCGCTGCCGCGTCGAAGCGCGCCGCGAATCCGACCGCCATCTAGACCTCCTCTCGCCCGATCTGGGAGCACGGAATGCAGAGCGGGTAATACAGGCTCGGGTGGTCGATCTCCTCGCCCGGGAAGAGCGCCGCGTTATAGCCGAGGAGGGCGGCCGGCTTCCCGCAGTTGCGGCACGACTTCGCCGGGATCTCCGGGTCGAAGTAAGGACCGACGCCGCGCATCATCCGGTCCAGAGGACCTGGAGCCAGCCCGAGTAAACGTGCATCTGGTTGGAGCCCGCGGTCTGGATCTTCAGATAGGCGGTGTAGGTTCCGGCGGGGATGGCGATCCCGCCGGCGGAGTTGCTCGCGAAGTTCACGCGCTGGATCCCGAACGGGAGCTTTTGCTGGGCGTTGGTCACGATCCCCGGCAGGTCGGCCCAGATGTAGCGGACCGAGGTGTAATCGTCCCAGGACTCCATCCGGGCGTCGATCGCTGACTGGATCTGGCAGACGCCCGCTCGAGGCGTCGTAAACGTGACCTGCGCGACATTGACGATCCCGCCGCCCATCGCATAGATCCCGGGCGCCGCGGTCGCCGGGTAGATGACGTTGATCTGCGCCTGCGGCGGTGGAGGCGGCGGTGCGGTGATCGGGCTGGGAGCTACCAGCGGCGGGATCGGGACGGCGGTCGCGGAGACGACGCCCACGCGCTGGGCGATCCTCGTCGCCTCATAGGCCGTGTCCGTGTCGGCGAAGGGAATGTCGCCGCAGATGAGCTTCTGGCTCGGCCCGTCGGTCGTGACGTCCCAGACGACGAGGGTCGGCCCGTAGCGACCGGATCCGCCGGGCGCCGAGCCGATCGCCTCGACCGCCGGCTCCCAGAAGCGAACGGTCAGCCCGCCCTGCCGGTAAGGCGTTAGCCGGAGGCCGAGCGCCGGGAGGTCGGCCTCGACCGAGTTGATGACCCGGTCGAACTGAGCTCCGAGCGAGTCCCGGATCGCGTCGAGCGTCGGCTGGTCCGTCACCGTCGGATAAGACGGCGTCGGGTTGAAGGTCCGCGGCCCGTAGAGGCGCCGGCTCGTCGCGTTCGAGTAGAGGGAGTGAAGCCGGCCCGGGTCCCCCGGATTCGATCCGCCGATGACCGGGATCGTGTTCTTCATCCCGATGACGGAGGAGGAGGACTTCTTGCGGTTGTAGTCGACGCCGCGGCGGAGCGTGAGCGTCGGCGGGTTCGCGAGGTAGACCGGCTGGAACCAGACGAGGCCCTGGGCGTCGACCCCGTAGAAGTAGTTCGCGCCGGCGATCTGCTTCGCGACGTGGACGGCGTCGAGGGCGTTCGTGTTCTGGAAGTCGTAGATGTATTTCAGCCCGGTATCGGGGCAGGAGGCCGGCGAGACGGAGAGGTGAGCCGAGCCGGCGACGGCATCGCGGACGAACTGCGCGATCTCGGTCGCGACGGCATAGGTCTTGTTGAAGTCCGTATCGCCGAGCTCCGCCGCCCACGGCGTGACGACGATCTGGTGGTGGACGACGCCGACGCCGACCTCCTCCGGCATGAGCTCGACGTTGCCGCTAACGAGGATCGTCCCGGCCGAGTCGCCTTGCTCGGAGAGGCGGATGACGTCGCAGAGCCCGACGCCCTCCGAAGGGTTCGTCCCAGGCCCGGGAGTGATCCGGACGTCGTCAAACCAGGTCTGAGCGTTCGTCCCCGAGGCCCCGTCCCACCAGCCGGCCATCAGGTTCCACTCGCCGTAGTAGGCGTCGGAGGGCGTGACGATCGTCGCTCCGTACTGCGTCCACGGCTTCAGGCCGTCCGTCCCCCCGATGAGGAAGTCGGTCGTCCGAACGGTCGAGAGCGTCACGCCGTCGGCCTTATACCAGAGGAGCTTGGCGTGGGACTGCTTAACGCCGGCGTTCTGCGCCTCCCAGACCGAGGCGGTGTACTGAGCGCCGGGCACGACCGGGAACCGAGCGAAGCTGATCGCCGAGTCCCACGCGCCGGCGGCGACGAGGGTCGACGTGTTGCGGAGCGAGGTCCCCTGGCGGACGTTCGCCGAGTCGAGGCCCCAGCGAACGATGGTATTAAGGCCCCAACTCCCCTGGGTGATCGTGAGGGTCGCGTCCTCGAAGCTCGGGTCGACGACGAGGTTCGAGCTTACGGCGGCGGCCGCGAGCTCGAGCGTGATCGGCTGGAACCCGCCGTTCTGCGTCGCCTTTAGGCCGGGCCGGTTAAGGAGCGCCGAGGCCGGGCCGAGGAGCCGCTTAAAGACGAGGTCGCGGGAGTAGAGGTGCGCGATGAACGGCTGCGCCGTAGTCGCCATCGGCGGCAGCCCGCGAACGAGCGGCGGCTGGGGCCCGCCGACACCGACTCGGCCGGCGACCCCGAGCCCGCCGTAAACGACCGGCGCACTCATGCTAGAGGTCGCCGATCCATTCGGCCTTCAACCAAGTCAGAGACTGGCCGGCCGAGGTCGTAATAGAGGCGCCGGAGATGTTCTGGAGGTTGACCGTGAAGGCGTCGTTGAGGTTCATCCGGATGACGCCCGTCCCCGAGATCGTCGCGGCTCCCGCGCCCAGGTCGGCGAGGCGCAACGTGTCAGCGCCTGGGCTAGCGTTCAACTGCAGGATGACGCGGCCGGCGGTAGCTGCACTTAGGGCGCAGGCCACGCGGACGTCGTAACGACCGGGCTTAAGCGCCGTGAGGACGCCGGTGGCTGGGTTAAAGAGGCCCGCCGGATCGTTCTGGACCTGCGCGAAGTTGATTGTCGAGTTGGTCGCCGTTAGGATCGGACCCTGGGCGGCGTTGGCGTAATACTCGCAGTGGTAGAAGGGCGCGTTCCAGGCGACTGCCGTCTGGAGCATCAGGGCGGTCAGCTCGTTCCCTCCGACCGCTCCGGCTCCGTGGGCGATAGCCGTGGTTCCCTCGGCCGAGGCCCCGCCGCGGACGATGGTCGTCTGGGCGAGCCCGACGTTGACGGCCGTCACCTTAAAGATTTCGTAGGTGGTCGCCGGAAGCGGGTCGTCGACTCGGACCGAGAACTCGCCCGAAGTCGGCCAACCGGCGACCGAATCCCACGTCGCAACCACGGCGCCCGCGGTTAGCGGCGACGCGAGGAAGTGCCCGACGTAGTTGTTTAGCTGTTGAGCTGCCGCCACTTAGATCAGATACCTCGGGTTGTGCGAGCAGGCGAGGGTTAGGCCGGCCGAGCTCCCCGAAGCAGGGGTGACGACGGCGAGGAATGGGTTGAACTGCCCGACCGGGCCGAAGAGCATCGGGAAGGAGCCGATAACGTCGAAGCTGTTCCCGAGGTTGTCGGTCGCGAGCATCGCGGCGCAGTCGATCGTCACCGTCCGCGCGGTCGAGGCGGGGATCGCGGCGACCGACTGGAAGTTGACCGTCAGCGCCTGCTTCTTCATCGTGTTCTGGAGCTGGAAGGAGTTGATCGCGACGCCGTTGCTCGCCGGGATGACGAGGGTCCAGACGGGTTCCGCCCAGACGCTCCCGGCGTAAGGGATGTAGAAGTATTGGCCGCCGTCGACCGTGAGCGTTAGCGGGACGAGCGTCGACGCGACGAGGTCGGCGAAGTAGGGCTGGGCGATCAGGTCGAGGTTGAATCCCCAGACCGCCGGCGCCTTCGACTTGATCGCCTTCCGACTCGAGAGGCCCTTGTACCGGGCGGCGACGGCGGTGACGTTGTCGAACGTAAGGAGCTGCTCGCCGGCCTGGTCGAGAACGCCCTCGAGCCCGCCGAGGAAGTGCGTCGCGTCCTCCGTGTAGCTCATCGGCAGGCTGATCGGGTACGGACCGCGGTCGTCCCCCGTGTAGCTAAAGCGGGAGCGATAGAGGAGCTGGGCGAGGCTCAGTTGCTTATTCGTATCGTCGCCCTGGAAGTCGCTCATCCTCGTGTTGACGAGGTCGTTCAGGTCGACGTTCGCGAGGGCTCCCTGCCCGTCCGGACGAGCTCGGCCGCCGACGAGGGCGATCTGGCGGCCGGCGACCTGAGCGAGCGTCGGCTGGGTCGAGGGCGGGAGCCCGCCGGCGTACACGGCGAGGTTGTCGTAGTAGTAGAGGCCGGCGCCATAGGCGATGAGTTCGACGTGGTAGCCCGCGCCTGGGGAGTGGGTCGCGCTCATCTGGTGCCACGCGGAGTCGGTCGGCATGTTCGGCGATCCGCCGCCAAATTCGATGTCGGCGTAGAAGTTCGCCGGCGCGGATCCGGTGAGTCCCCAGCCTTGCACGACCTCGGTATATGGATTGGCGACGAACGGCAGTAGGGGACTCTGCCACCACGCCTGCGCGCTCGAGTGGGCGTTGTAGATCGACAGGCTCTTCGACCCGGCGAAGGACTTCGACGCCGACCATCCCCAGGACGGTTCGCCGGTGCCTTGGCCGAACGTCCAGCCCAGCGGGACCGGCCCTTGCACGAGGATCGTGTTAGGGAAGTTCCCTCCCCACCGCGTCGTCGCATTAAAGGTGTTGACGTTCTGAATCGACGCGCACCCTTGGGCGACCTCCGGGTCCGCAATGGTCACCGAGAACGTTGCGAGCTGCGCTCCGATGGCCCCGGCGGAATCGGCATAGACGGTCACCGTAAAGAGCGTCCCGACCGACTGGACCATGATCCAGTACCAGGTGTTGTTGACGACCGTGAAGGAGACTCCGCCCTGGTTGGTGATCGCCCCCGAAATGTTCTTCCAGACGTTCATCCCGCCGCTGTTGATCATTCCGATTACCCAGCTAGTCGGCGCGGACTTCGGCCCGGCGACATGCCAACCCACCCCAGGCACCGGGGTCGCCCCGGCCGAGGTCGGGTTGTAAAGCGTTCGCGCCCAAATCTTGCCGTCTCGCCAGTCGGGGTGTCCGAAGGCGACGGCGCCGGTGCCGCCCAGATCCCAGACGTGGGCGGCGAAGCCGGTCCCGCTCAAGCCGCTGAAGGTCGTATAGGCGTTTACCGTGTTGTCGCCGTTCGACCCGAGGGAGACGAAGAGGCTCCTCCAGATCGGATCCTCTGGGCCCTCGAAGGCGTCGGCGTAGGCGAGTGCGGAGCTCACGCGCCCGGCATCCCGCGCATCCGGTTCATCGTCGCGCCCTGCATCGCCTTGTAGAGGTTCGCTCCGACCTCGGTCTGACCGGTCGGCGGCGCGGTCACGGCGTCGATCAGATCCTGGAGGAGCTTCTCGACGCGGCTTAGGTCGCCGGCGCCGCCGGCGCGCTGCTGGTCCTCGGTCTGTACTCGCTCGCCGCCGTGGGCGAGGATGAGCTGCGGCGATCCGGTCGCGCCGGGGACGATGCCTCCGAAGGCGAACCCGGGGATCCCGGCCGCGTGGAGCGCGATCGCAACGGCGCCGTTCGCTCCGCCCGGGAGCATCCCCTTGATCACTTCCATTAGCGCCGAGCCGGCGCCGCGGAGCGCGCCGAGGATGCCGTTCAGAATCCCCGAGCCGATACGGGAGGCGAGCTGGCTCGCGCCGGCGATGATCTCGCCGAGCTTCGAGAAGATCGCGTCTCGAGCGAGCCCGAAGATGTCCGCGAGCGACTGCGGGATCTGCCCAAAGGTCTGCGGCACCAGGTCGCGAGACCACTGTGCCCAATCCACAAAGCGCGTGACGATCGTCTGAATGAACCCGAGGACGGTGTCGTGGATCCCCTTCCAGACGCTCGAGAAGAAGGCCCCGATGGCTCCCCAGACGGAGAGCGTCACGGACTTAACGAGGCCCCAGTGCTGGATGAGGAGGACGACGATCGCGACGACCGCGGCGATCGCGAGGATGATCAGGAGGAGCGGCCACGTCGCGGCGATCAGGGCGACCGCCTGAGCCGCGAGGGCGACGACCTGGGCCCACGTCGCGACCGTCCACGCGATGAACATCGGGATGAGGATCGAGGCCATCACGCCGCCGAGGATGACGAGGCCGCCGGCGATGAGCGGGAACCACGGCTGGAGCTCGGTGATGTGCTGCTTGATATTCGAGACCCAGGTCAGGAACCCCGAGAGCGCCGGGATAAGCCGCGTCGAGGCGACCTCGGCGAGGTCGCTCAGCATCGGCATCATGCCGGTTCCGACCTGCTTCGTGATGCCGCTTATCGAGGCGTCGAGCTTCTGGTGCTCGAGGAAGAGCTTATGGGCGGCCTCGACCTGCTCGTTCGACATTACGTCGCCCTGCTTCTTGCCCTGTTCCATCATCTCTTTGATCCCGGCCGACCCGAGGTTGAGGATGGGAAGCATCTCGACGCCCTGCTTACCGAAGAGCTTCATCGCGAGGCCGCTCTTTTCCATGCCGTCGGGCATCGCCTTGAACTTGTCGGCGGCGTCGATCAGGACGTCGTTCATGTTCCGGAGCTTGCCGTGGCCGTCCGAGACCTCGATCCCCAGCGCCTTGAAGGCGGCCGACGTCTGGACGTTCCCCTGGGCCACCGCCCCCTGGGCCGCGATGAGCGCGGTATGCGCGGCGGAGAGCTTGGCGTCCTCCGTCGTGACCGCCTCGGTCGCGTTCCGGAGCGAGATCTGCTCCCCGACGGAGAGCGTGATCTTGCCCTTCAGCTGGGCGTGGACGTCGGCGAGGTGCTGCTTCGCCTTCGCGTCGGCCAGGGTCGCCGTCTCGACGCTCTTGGTGGCCACGTCGAGGGTCTTCATGTCGGCCGCGCCGCCCTTTAGGTTGAGGTTCTCGATGTTCTTACCGAGAGCCTTCAGCCCGGTGTTCATCGCCTCGTGGGAGACGCCGAGGTGGCTCGCGACGGTCAGCCACGAGCTCGCCTGCTGCCCGGTAAACCCGAACTTCTCGCCCATCTGGTAGGCAGCCTGTCCGGCCTCCTCGGAGTGCTTTACGGCCTCGACCCCGAAGGCCGCGATCCCGGTGATCGCTCCCGCGGCGAGGAGGCCGGCGCCCATCGCGAGGCCGCCGAACTTCCCGACGTTCGCGCCGGCGGCCTCGGACTCGCCCTTGACCTTCTCCATCCCCTTGGTGAAGGGTTCGGTGTTGGCGCCGACTAGGACAAAAAGCTCAGCAATTACACCCACGCTCTACCCTCCCCGCCTCGCCTCTTCGGCCTCGTCCGCCTCGAGGGATAGGTGCGCGTACCAGCCCCGCAGCTCGCCCGCGCCGATCGTGACGAGGAGCTCGCCCACCGTCCGCGCGGTTCTCTCGGCTATGACGAAGTCGAGCCGTTCCGCGGGGCGTTCAATAAAGACTGCTTGGCCTTCTCGAGGTCGGCCTCGGAGAGGCCCGAGAGTTCCTGCGCTATGAGGACCAGCGGCTTCAGGCCCGCCATCCCGAGGCCCTCGAGCGCGACCCGGTCGGCCGGCTCGAACAGCGGCTCCTTCGTGTCCGGGTCGACCAGGCACATCTGGAGAAGGAAGCCGAGCGGCGCGTCGGCGCCCTTCGCGACGGCCTCCTCGAACTCTCTCGACTGCTTGCCGGTGAGCTCGCGGACGACTACGTCGACGTCGCCGTCGGGCCCGGGGAGCGTCGACGCGCGCTCGGCGAGGACGCCGACCCGCGAAAGGATCTGTTCACGACGCGAGGAAGAAGCAGTCACCGTCGATGTCAAAGCTGAGATCCTCCTCTTCGAGGGACGCCACGTTGGTCTTAAGGGCGTCCTGCTTGAGCCGGGCGAACATCTCGTAACGCGGCCCGGCCGGCTGGGCGGTCGCGTCGACGTAGAGCACGAGGACGAGGCGCCCGCCGAGAAGGGCCCTCATCGTGTCGTCCTGGTAGAACCGCTTCACGCTCGCCGTCCCGTCGCCGACCTGAGTCGCCACGTGGAACTTCGAGTTCATTCCGAAGACGGTCGCGTCGAGGAGGGCGACCTGCGGGTTGAGGTCCCACTCCTTCCCGCCGGCGACCTTCGCGAAGGGTAGGTAGGAGCCGCTCGTCACCTGGATCTGGGCGAGCGGCGAGAGCTGGCGGGCGACCACGAAGGTCACGATCCCGCCGACGTTCTGGACCGTGTCCGGGACGACCGGATTCCACGTGCCGCCAGAGTCGAGCGACTGGCGGAAGACGAGCGCCGTATTGGGGTCCCAATACCGCTTGACCGGGTTCGTGACCGTGTAGATCTTCCGGGTCCCGTCCCCCGTCATCGGCTCGTTGGTCATCGCGATCGGCGCCCCGGACGTTATGTAGACGTCGGAGACCTTTCCCTTTACAACGGCCATCTAGCTGTACGCCCAGTCCCCGTTGGCCTGGAAGTCGAACTGGATCTCGACGACGCCGGCGACGGCCGACTTCATCGGGGTCGTCTTAATCAGCGCCGGGCCGGCGTACTTGTGGGTCGCGTCGACGAAGAGGTTCAGCGTGACCTGGGTCCCGGCGAGCATCGCGTTGCGGAGCGCGAGCTGGGAGGCGTCGGTCATGTCGTGGCGACCCTTGAACGTCCCCGAGCCGTCCATCAGGCCGACCGTCCGCGACTTCGAGGTCGCGCCGAACGGGGTCGTCTCGATGAGGTCGGCGGTCGGGTTGTAGGTCCAGTCGTCGATCTCGGCGATCGTTACGGCGCCGAGTTGGACCTTGCCGATCTTGCCTGCGGTCGTTGCCATTGCTTGCCCTCCTTAAGGCTGAGAGACTTCGATGCGGTAGTTGGCGATTAGGTGGCGGAGCTCGACCGTGTCGAACTCCTTCTGCGCGGTTCCGGATTCGTATGCGCTCATCCAGCACTTCCAGCCGGCGGGATCGGGGAGGAGCGTGTCGTCGAGCAGGACGTTGAGCCGTTCGAGGATCGCCTCGACCTCCTTAAAGCCGGGGACGTCGGAGAACGCGCTGATGACGACGAGGAGGCTCCGGCCGTTCTTCCCGAAGACGTTGTTAGGCGTCTCGACGATGTCGCCGATCTCGATGTACGGATAGGAGCGGCCCTCGGGGACGGCGTCGTAAACGGGGGCGAGGCCGGTCAGGATCGAGTCGCCGCCGAGGAGGGCGATCACCGTCGCCTGGACCGCCGCCATCGCGGTCGAGTTAGCCATCGGCCACCGCCCGGATCTTCGACGTCGCCTCGGCCTTAAGGATCGCTCGGCCGACCTCCGCCGCCGGCCGGAGGAACGGCTGCGCGTGAGTGTGCGAGGTGCCCACCTCGAGGAAGAGGGCGATCGGGCGTCCGCCGTGGCTACCCGCCGAGCCGACCTTAAGCGTCCCGCCCGCACCCTCGGTGAGCTCGAGCGAGTCGTGGACCTGGCGCGTCTTCCCGATCCGGACCCGACGCCTCGCTTCGGCGAGGACGGCCTCCCCGGTCGCCCGCTTGGCCGAGCCGACAGCCTTCTTGATCGCGGCCTCCGTCTCGGGGATATGGGAGATGAACGTCACTTGCGGAATTGCTCCTCGCACATGAGCGAGAGCAAGACGTGCTGCTCGCTGTAGTCGGTCACCGTGTGGATGTCGAAGGTCCGCGTCCCGTAGCGGACCCTCATCGTTGGATCGACCCCGGTCTGGAAAGGGATGAGGATCTCGTGGGTCTCCGCCTGTCCGATCCCGCCCTCGGCGGCTCGCTCCGTTCCGGCGAGGCCCTCGATCGAGCCGAGGACGTCGAAGGTGTTACTGAACGTCCGCGTCTTCCCGCCCTGGCCGTCGTCGAGCTCGACGAGGCTCTGGAGTAGGAGCCGGCAGTTAAAGCGCCGGGCGAAGTGGCCGAGGAGCCGAGGGTCGAGGACCGCCCGCGCCGGCGACGGCTGCCCGATCGTCCAGGCGAGGACGAGGGCTCGGTTAACCGACGTCATCTACGTCGAGTTGCGAAGCATTTCGGCAACCAATCTGTCGCGGTAGGAGAACGGATCCACGACCATCTCGGCCCAGGTAATCGGGGAGACGCCGGCGCCGTCGTCGCCCATATAGCACCGCTCCCGGAGCGCCATCGCCTGTTCGTGCAGAGCCGTCGCGACGAACTGGCCCTGCATCGCGACGCCGGCGAACTTCGTCACGCCCTGAACGATCGCGGCGCGGGCCGCCTTCGTATCGAGGACGGAGGCCGCACCGAGGAGAACGACGCCTCCCGAGAGGGAGAGGAAGGCGTCGATCTCCGGGTCGGCAAAGTCGGCGTAGGCGGGTTCGGAGTCGACGGCGAGGAGGCGGACGAGGCCCCTCGGCGTAGTCGGGTCATAGGTGAATGGGGTCGCTCCCATCTATTCGCGCCTCCCCTTCGGTTCCCGCAGGCGCACGGTGCCCTTCGGAGGCGGTGGCGGGCCGTGGCGCTTTACCACGGCCCGCTCGATCCGCCGCAGGAGCTCGGCGATCCGGCTCCCTTCCTTCACGCTTAGACGCCCGTTCCGTTCGAGGCGACGGCCATCTTCGGATCCAGCCGCGTTCCGCCGAAGACGTGGCGGATCTTGTACTGGATGGAGTCGGTGTCGAAGTCCCCCTCCGACGGGTCCGTGACCCCGCCGCCCAGGAGCTGGGAGTCGGCGAGCTTCACGAAGGTCTCGGGGTTCTCGTGTCCGCGGAGGAACCCCATCTCGACCGCCGGCCGACCCTCGGCCGGAGAAGCGAAGAGGTACCAGGAGGTGTTCCCGTTGGTGGTCGAGACGACCGGGAGGTAGGCGTCGACGGCGAGCGAGGTCAGCGACCGCATCCAGTTCTCCGCGTGGATCTGCTGGTTGGTCGTGCCGCCGCCCAGATCGCCGGTGATCCAGACCTCGGTTGCCATCAGGATGTTCTTCGCCGTCACCTTCAGCGCGGGCGGGACGGCGAGGCAGACGGCGTCGATGGCGATCGGCTCGCCGTCCTTGTCGAGCTGCCGGGCGAGCACCGTGTAGGCGTTCTGGAGACCGGCGATCGAGAGGACCGGGTTCGCGAGGGCGGACCCGTTGGCGAGGATGATCTGGTTCTTGTTGCCAGACGAGAACATGGTCGCGTGCGGCCCGTTCGCGTCGGCGATCAGCTGGGTCGCGAACTTCTCCTCCGACCGCCAGGCACCGCGCGCCATGCGTCCGGGGATGGACTTGAGGCCGTCGAGGTCGTCGTTGACCATCGACTCCCACGCGAAGGCGATCCGGCGGCCGTACTTGCCGACGGCGTACTGGTAACGAGTATCCGAGAGGTTCGCCTCCGGATACTGGTCACCCTGCGGGACGGCAGCGAGGACGGCCTCGGAGCCGTCGACCGCAAAGCGGTTGACGTTGCGGAAGTCGGGGACGGTTCCCCGCCTCGCCCAGAGCGGCCACGACTTCGGAGCCGCGACGTAGTCGGCGAGCATCTCGCGGTCGATGATGTCGGCGAACAGGAGCGGGAAGTCGCCGGTGGTCAGAGCTTCCTGGAGGAGCGCGATCGGGCGACCGGGTCGCCCTTCGAGCACCTCGTTGTAGAACCGCTTCGCCTCGATCAGCTTCCGCTGGTAGTCGGGGCGAGAACGGAACGCCTCCCGCTGCCGACGCAGCGAGGGTCCGAAGAGGCCGGTCGAAGCCGTCCTCTCGGCGTCGAAGTTGTCGATTGTTTCACGCAATTCCACGGTGGGTTTTACCTCCCCCCTTAGTTCGAGCCGACGAGCTTGGCCGAAACCTGCGCCGCCCCGGCACCGAGAGTGACGAGCGACTTCGCGATGAGTAGGTTGCCGGCGGCGGTCTGCGTAAGCACCCCAGTTCCGGGGATCGCATAGATCGGGTCGCCCGGGGAGATACCCGTGACGACGACGAACGAGGGAAGGAGCCAGACGCCCTCGGTATGAAGTACCGCGACGCCGTTGCCGTCCTTGGCCGACTCGACGATCCCGGCGAATCCGGCGGTCGCGCCGACCGCCGACTGGCAAACGCCGACCGAGCCCGCTGTAACTCCGCCGGCGGTCAGCGTGATCGAGAGCGGGGATCCCTTGACCCGGAGCCGGTTGACGGCGCCGTAGATGTAGACGCCCTCCTTCTGGAGCTTGCGGAGCGCCTTGATGGTCGCCCGGACCTCGGCTCGGCTCCTCTTCTCGAGGGAGCCGACGTTGCCGTAGGCGAGGCGGAAGAAGAGGTCAGCGACCTCCTCTGCGAATCGCAGGAACAGCTTGGTCATGGTTTTACCGCCTCCCCGAGGCAGCGAACTTCGCCGCCGACTCCGTCATGCCGCCACGCACGAACTCGGCTTCGAGCTCCTGCGTGAGATCCTCGCCGCCCGCGGGAAGGCTCGAACCCATCCCTCGGATCTTTCCGGCGCTGGTGAGCTTCGCGAGGTACTCGACCTCGTCGGCGATCGCCGCGTCGACGCGCGACTCGAAGGCCGCGACGTCGAGCTTGCCGTCCTTCGCCGGCGGGTTCTCCGCGAGCGTCGGAGCGAGGCGCGTCCGAGTCACGTCCGGAAGCGCCGCCTCGGCGAGCTTCCCGGTCACGATCTTCTCCGCCTCGATGAGGACGAGCCGCTCTTCGGCTCGCTGCCGACCTGCTCGCTCCTCGATGAATTTGGGGTCCTTCTCGACCTCCATGTGTCCTGCCTCCTTAGTAGGCGTGGTCGAACCGAGAGGGAGACGCTGGCGGGCAGCCTCGAACAACTGAAGGACCTGGCCGCCAGCGCCAGGGAAGGTCACGAAGTCGATCGACTCGACGTCGACGAGCTCCTCGATGATCGGGCCCGTCTGACCCTCGGCCTCGCCCATCGACGCCTTCCCGTAGGCGCGAATCGAGACGCCGATCGACGGAGCGAGCTCGTTAACGACGGGGGCGAAGTTCTCGAAGACGCGCGTCTTCGCGTAGAGGCCGGGCCCCTGGGGGTTGCCTTCCTTGTCGGGCCACCCGATCGGATCCCAAACGGCGTCGGTGATCGTCTCGGCGGCGAGGTCGCGGAGGCTCCGCTCGGGACGCTCCCACTCCTCGGTCATCGTCGGGTGGTCCCAGAACATCTTGGTGCCGGCCGCGAAGACGGTCGGCCCGTCGCGCTCGAGAACCTCGGGCGCGTAGTAGCCGGAGGAGCCCCAGCCCGGCTTGATGACCTTGATACCTCCCGTCCCGTCCTCGCCGATAGCCGCCTCGGAGATAGCGACGAGGTCGGTCCGGAGCGGTCGCGCCTCGCGGAGCGTCCGGAGTCCTTCGCGCGGCTTGATCCCGCCGCCCGACGCGAGGAGCCGCTTCCGCGCCGCCTCCCAGCCGAAGAGGTCCATCCCGCCCATCGAGTCGGCGACGTCCTCCGGCCCGCCGATCTCTGCGACCTCGATCTGCATCCACTGCATGAGCGCCGAGAAGGCGACCTGGAGGATCGGGAGTTCGTCTGGCTCGTCCGACTCGGCCGACATCAGGTCGAGGAGCATCGAGATGATGTAGGCGCCGTCGGCGGCGTCGTCGGCCGAGGACGAGTAAGCCTCGGCGACCTTAGCGAGGCGAGCTCGGCGGGCCTCCTTCTTGACGTCCTTTGCGAGGCCGGATCCGCCGCAGTCGGGGCAGTCGAGGTTGCCTTCGCGGATCTTCCCCTCGCCCTCGCAGGTCGCGCACTTCGCCTCGGGGTCAGCCGCCTCGTCGGTCTCCGCGGCGTCCGCCTCGAGGGCGGAAAGGACGGAGGCGATGGCCTCCTGGGCGGAGCGGAGCTTCTCCTCGTTCGCGGCTGAGAGGACGCGGCCGGCCTCGGCGAGACGCGCGCTGGCTGCGCGGAGCCCGGCGCGCTCGATCTGGATATACGGGACGGGCGTCCTGGTCGGAGACGTAAGGGACTCCCGGATGACGCCCTCCCGGATCAGCCGCTTGCGTAGTTTCGTCGTCACGGGTGGAACCTCCTTAGTGGCTCAGGGCCAGCAAGTCCTCGTCGATCTCCGCGAGCAAGACTTCGCGGTTCGCGCTCCAGTCGTCGTCGAGTCGCCAGGACGCCCGGAGCGGGACGCCCGCCGTGTCATGAATCTGCCAGTGGAGCTCGAGGGTCGAGCCGACGCTAGAGCCGACCTTCCAGGCGAGGACGAGCTCGGAGCGGACGGCGACCGGCGTCGAGGGTTCGGGGGTCGCGGGCGGCCTGACGATAATCACGCGACCCGGCCGTCCTCCCGGGAAGACGAAGGCGGCCGCGTCGCCGGCTATCCCCCAGGCGAGGGTGAGCGGTCGGCCGACGCGGGCGTTGCCGAGGATTCTCCAGCCGGCCGCAACTGCGGGCCCGACCTTCGCGTGGATTCGCCACGTAGACAGTTGCGTGGCTGACGCTACGGCCCGCACCCGCCAAGAGAGGACTCTCGAGCCCACCACGGTTTGACGGATGCGCCAAGAGGCAGCCCTGGCGGCGACGACGGTCGAGCGGATCCGATAGGAGAACGTCTTCGCCGACCCGACCGCGACCCGGATCCGCCACGTCGACGCCAGCGCCTTGCCGACCGAACCGCGGAGCCTCCAAGCGTCGGTCTCCGAGAGGCCGACTGTCGTGTGGAGCCGCCATGAAAGCGCGCGACCGAGGCCGACGGTCGTCCGAATTCGCCACGAAGCCGCTCGAGCGAGGCCGACGAGGGCCCGGATCCGCCACGAGAACGACTTCGCGAGGCCGACTGTCGTGCGGATCCGCCAGCTTATGGCGAGGGCGAGGCCGACCTGGATGGCGGCGGTCGTGGCCGGCGGCGAGGGAGTCTGGAATCGGAAAGCCTGCCGGCGGAGGTTCCGGTAGGCGAAGCCGCCGAGTAATCGGCCGGGCCGTAGCATCTGCCACGCGAGCCGCCGGCGAGGCGTCGGAGGAGCGCCTCCTCCTCCCGCGACGGTGCGGATCGCGACCATCACGATCGACTCGTTGCCGGTTCCCGACGTATAGGCCGGGCCGCCAGTATTGCTCGAGATGGTTCCGGTCGTCGTCCGGACCATCCATTCGTAGTGCGGCTTCGCGCTCGCCGTGTAGGTGAAGCCGGCGGTCATTCCAGTGGCAACGAAGTCGATTACGTCGGCCGAGCTCGAGCCGATGACGCAGATTACGACGGTGCTGGCGGCGATAGTCGTGATCGAGGCGGGCCCGACGAGACCGCCGGCGATCGCTGCGTCCCGAACCGCCGAGTTGTCGACCGTGAAGCCGGGACCGGTAAAGCCGCTGAACTCGTCGACGCTCGCTGCATAGGTGTCGGTCGCGCCGGTCGTATGTAAGACGATCGTGTCGCCGCTAACGAGAGCCGTCCCGAGGAGCGAGCCCCACACTTCCGCTCGAACGGTCCCTATGCCTGCCGCGGGGCGGGCGGACGACCAGCCGTTGCCCTTCGAGTCGGTAACGCTCGTAATCGCCCCGACGCCGAGGCAGTTCACTGCTTCGAGGACGAGGAGGTCGCCCGAGGCGGCTCCTGCCGCGGCGACGGTTAGCGTGACTGCGTTAGCGGATCCGACCGCGCCCGCCGCGCCGTTATTGCAGACGTTCCGGACGAAGGCGGCCAGGGCTTATTTAGCCTATGACCATAGGCTTAGGAGTTCGTAGAAGTTGGTCACCAAGCTGTTGCCCACGGCCGACGCGGACCACGTCGCCTGGAGGTCTAGGAAGGCGGAGCCGGAGAGGTCCGTCACGACCGCGGTCGGCGGGGTCGCGTTCTTAAGGGGGGTCGTGTTGTTGCCCGCTGCGGCGGTCGCGATCTGGGCGATCAGCCAGCCGGTCACGAGCATCGTCGAGGCGGCGCCCGAGGCGAGCTTCGTGACCCCGAAAATCTTTAGATACCAGTCGACGTTCGCGACGCCGGAGATCGCCGTGATCGCGGTGTGCTGAGCGAGCATCGTCGAGATCGTCGCGAAGACGGTCCCGAAGGTAACGCGGAAGGCGATCGTCGGCGTCGTCGCCGCCGTAACGCCGAGGATCCCCATCGCCTCCATCGTCCAGGTCGCGCCGAAAGTCTCGAAGTAGTCGACCCCGAACGGGCCGCGGTTGTCAGCCCCGATGACCGACTGCGGGCCGAGGAATGTGTTGTTAGTTACCGACCCCTTCAGGGCGGTCAAGGCGGTTACCAATTGGGGCGCCCCGCCTCCTACCCGGCCTTCGCGTCGGAGGGCACGAGCCAGCTCCCAGCGCCGCTCCGCCTCGAGCTGTAGCGAGCTCCGGCGGAACCGAGCGAGCTTCTCCTCGAGGGAGACCTCGGCCATACTCCGCGCGATGCGGATCACCTAGACGGTGTCGCCCTCGATGGTGATCGAGCACTGGTCGTTCGCGTCGGAGGCGGCGCCGGCGTTGACGACTCGCTTGATCCAGACCGCCAGATACTCGTTCTGAAGCAGCGGCGCCGGGCAGGCGATCCCGGGCGCTGCCTTGGTGAGCGGAGCCGAGAAGGCGGAGCCGACCAGGGTAGAGAGGACCGGCGCGGCGTCTTCGTTCGCGATCGTCGCCGCGTCGCCCTTCGCGGTGCAGACGCCGATCGAGATGTCGTCGCCGGTCGCCGTCGTCTGCTGGTTGATCCAGGCGACGAGCGGAGCGAGGAGGCCCGAGACGTTCGCGTCCTCGTTGCGGAAGTAGATGCAGCGATACTTGGTGGACCCGGCGACCGCCTGGGCGGCGTCGACGTCGGCGAAGAGGTTGTCGAGGCCGGCGCCGACAAGGGTCGTCGAGCGGACTCCGCCGAGGGCGGCGTTCGGGTCGACATTGCCGACCCCGCCCGAGAGGTAATACTTCAGATTCGCCGCCGAAATAACCGCCATCTAGACCTCCTCCTCCGTCTCGGTTTTGCCGGTGATGTGGCCCTTCTCGTCGGAGAGGAACTTCGTCTCCCGGCGGACCGTGCGAGCCTTCGACTCGGGGAGGACGACCTCGACGGCGATCGGCCGGCCGGCGACCGCGGCGATCGCCTCGTTGTTGTTCCGGAGGACGGCGGCGAACGGCTCGAGGTTCGGGCGGAGCGCCTCGGCCATCTGGGCGACCAGCGCGGGGACGTCGACGCTCGGTAGAACAGAGAGCTTCCCGATCGCCTCCGCGACCTCGGCGAGGCGCCGGTACGCCTCCGTCGCCGCCGGCGTATCGGGAACCGAGGCCGGAGCGGCATCCGGCGCGTTCGTCGGTGGTGGAGCCCCGGGCGTCGAGCCCGGAGCGGGCGGCCCGCCCGCCGTTGGGGGAGAGGGAGGCGGAGCAGGGCTGCCGGGATCCACCGCCGGCGGATTCGGCTCGTCGGGGTGAGTCCTCGCGAGGACCTCGTCGACGTTGTTCACGCGGAGGGCGACGAGGAGGAGCCGAGCGATCGTCCTCTCGTCGATCAGTCCCGAGGATCCCTGGCCGTTCATCGTCCGCGCGGTCGCGATCGCCTGCACCTCCTCCGCCGCGTCGTGCTCCAGGATCGGCGGGAAGGCGACGTCGATTCGCCGGTCGAGCGGCTTCCCGGTTTTCCGGTCGAGGATGAGGACGACGTCGGCGCCGGAGTAGTCGTCCGTGACCTTCTTCGCCTTCAGCTGTCCCTTCGGGGCGAGACCGCTCGCGTCGAGGACATAGGCGGCGAGGTCGGTGAAGGTGTCCACCCAATCCTGTTGGCGAGCGGTCATCTGGAGCTCGGTCGGCCGGTCGAGGCTCTTCGCCGTCGCGTAGTTACCGAGCGTCGCGTCGCCCCAGAGCATCGTCTCGGGGATCCCGGTTCCGGCGGAGACCATCAGGCCCAGCCGCCGCCCCTCGTCCGGGCTCGGCTGCATCCCGGCGGTCCGGATCGGCTCCATCTTCGCCGAGCCTTCGCGCTGGATGAGCGTCGAGCCGGCGACGGGGGGCGGGTTGTGTTCGCCCGAGGAGGTATCGGAGCCGACCGTCGTCTGGAGCATCGCTCGAGCGGCGGCGACCGTCTGGGGCGACCCCTTCACGGTGAGGTTGAAGGCGAATTTCGCGAGCGCCTTCCTGACCGTCGCGTAGTTCTCGAGGTCCTGCTGGACCGCTCGGGCCCAGTCGATGGCGGGGAAGATCTCGGGGACGCCGAAGCGCATATTGTCGAGGCCGCCAACCTTCATGTGGTACACCGGCGAGTCCCACTTGATGTCTTGGCCCTCGAACTGCGACGGCCGCGACGCCGGGCGATAGAGCCAGTCCGGGTAGTAAGCCTCGATCGTCGAGCTTCCGGTCGCGAGGCCGGAGTCGAGGTCATAGCCGTCGGCCTGCTGCCACTTCCGGTGGTAGAACCACGGCTCCCGGCGGTCGTCGGGGTTCGAGACGATCTGCTCGACCTCCTCGACCTCGATCGACCGGACGCGGACGGTCCCTCGAGTCGGATCCGTGAAGAGGGCAAGGAAGACGTTCCCGGCGACGCCGAGCTCCTTCTCCTTGAGCATCCGGGCGCGGTGCCCGGTCAGCTCCGCCTTGTTCTCGCGGAGGTCCCACCACGCCTGGAAGACGCCGTTGATCTCCGCCGACTTCGCGACGACCGCGACCCCCTGCCCCCAGACGTAGTTGGTCTGGACGTTGATCGCGTGGTTGATCAGCGGGTGCTTCAGGTACAGCTGGCGGCAGATCGTCGTGAGCTTCCGGAGTCCGGAGCGCGAGAGCTGCCCCTGGGTCTCCCAACCCATCCGGACCCAGCCGAGATCCTCGAGGGCGAGCTCGACCTCGGCCATCCGCTCGCGGAGTTCGATGGCCGACTTCGGATCGTCGGCGGACTCCATCAGGGCGGCGAGATCGGCGACGGCGCCGAGCGTCGTAGTCGATACGGTGGCGCCGAGCGGGATCGTCCCCTCGCGGACCGAGCCGTTGCCTCCCGCCACTACGTCGCCGGCGGCCCGAAGGCGGAGGAGTTGAACCCGAGGCCCTCGAGGGCGCCCTGCGCCATCTCCTTCAGCCGGCGAATGCCCTCCGCCTCGGAGTCGTTCGCGGCGATGTCGGCGGTGCAGTTGGTAACGACCGTCTTAAGATCCGCGACGGCGGTCGCAAGATCAGCTTGCCGGAGCCCTAGATTCGCCATCTACCCCTTCCTCCTCCCTTGGTTCTGGCCCGACCCGGAGGTCGACACCGTTGTGACCGAGATCACGCGCTTCATCGCTTCTCGCATTTCGGCCTGGGCGCCGGCCTGATCTCCGTCGCGAGCGACGACCGTCTGCATCTGGTTGAAGAGCTCGAGGTTTCCGCCTACGAAGATGCCGGCCGAGTCGGAGATATTCGCCATACCTGCCTCCTAAATCCGCGGGGAGATCTGAACCGGGTCGTCGTAAATCACGACCTCCTCGGTCGGCTCCGGCGGTCCGTAGAGGGCCCGCTCGGCTCGGTCGATTGCCATGATCACGGCGACGATCCCGTCGATCCGCTTCTTCGCCTTCCGCTTCGACGGCCGCCAGCGCCCGATCGAGTCCTGCTCGACGACCGTGTTATCGGCCATCCAGCGGAGGACGGGGTTCCCGCCATGCTCGAAGCGACGTTCCTTGACCAGCTGGAGGAGGTCAGCCGTCGGGCCCGCCATCGTTTCGTAGCCTTGCCTCATCGCGACCATCTCGATGCCGGCGCCGACGAGGCCCTGGGCCATCTGCCAGGCGTAGGTGGGGTCGAAGGCCGCGTCCTGGAGCGGGAAGCGGAGGGCGTCGGCCCGGATGTCCCTCTCCACAGTTGCGTAGTCGATGGTGTCGCCCGGCGTCGGCTTGATCCACCCTTCGTCTATCCAACGTTGGTAGGGGACGCCGTCGCGTCGCTCGGCAGCATCGACGTTCTCCTCCGGCATCCAGATCCGGACGATCACCCGGAACGGGCCGCCCTCCGTCTCGGGGGCGCCGACGATGGCGAAGGCGGTTAGGTCGCGGGTCTGGGAGAGGTCGAGCCCGCCCCAACAGGCAACGTTCGTGAGGAGCTCGGGAGAGACGACGCCGGCGGCCGCGTCCCAGCGGTCCATCGGCATCCACCGCTCGAACTGGGCGACCCACTCGTTGCCGTGGAAGCGCCGGAAGGAGTTCTCGTTCGACGGGTCCTCGGCCGCCTTCCTCGACTCCTGCTCGAAGTAGGAGACGGCGACGGTATGGCCGATCGACGGGTTCGCGGCTTGCCAGTACTTCGGAGAGCGGATGTCCCCGCCCGGCGGCGCCGCGTAGATGACGACCAGCTGCTCCGGGTCCTCGATGATCCCGGACGCGACCTGCCTCGCATACTCGTGCTCGAGCCACGCGAGGGAGAGCGGGTCCGTCCCGGCGGTCGTGAAGCTCGCAACGATCGGCTGCTCGCGCGCCGCGGTCGAGCGGATCAGCGTGTCGTAGAAATCCCGGTTCTTGTACCGGTGGACCTCGTCGAAGAGGAGCATCGAGGGCGAGAGCCCGTCGGCCGAGTCGGCGTCCGCCGCGAGCGCCTCGAGCTTCGACCCGGCGAACGGCCCGTCCGTGATGATGATCCGCTTGGTCGACTCTAGGATCGTGCACCGCTTCGAGAGGGACGGCGAGGCTCGGACCATCGCGGCGGCGACCCCGAAGATGATCCCCGCCTGGTCGCGGTCCGTCGCGCCGATATAGACCTCGGCCATCGGCTCGTCGTCGGCGAACAGGCCCTTGAGCCCGAGGCCGGCCGCGAGCTCGCTCTTGCCCGACTTCTTCCCGACCTCGCACCAGAAGCGCCGGTATTGACGGAGGCCATCCGGACGGAGCCGGCCGAAGATCGGGCGGATGACCTGGTGCTCTTCCCAAGGGAGCACCTCGAACGGCTTACGCGCCCACTTGCCCTTCGTATGGCGGAGGTACTTCTGGAAGAAGACGACGCCGCGGTCGGCGGCCGCCTTCTCGGCATCGTTCCTCGGCTTCCACGGCGCGACCGGGAGCGGCTTTAGCTCCACCTAAAGTCCGTGAGTGCAGCCGGCCGACACCCACGCGCCCTCTCGGATGAAGCCGTGGCACGTCCCACAGTGGCACGCGATCGACGGCGAGAAAGACGCCGGATCCCACGAGTCGACGGTCCAGACGGGTGGCCCGTAGCCGGGGGCAAAGGCAATCCCGCCGACGCAGAGCGAGCCGTCCGACTTGCGGTGGAAGAGCGTCCCCGAGACCGCCTCGTCGTCCGGCTTCTTATAGCCCGCCTCGAACGTCAGCCAATGCCCGGATCCGAGGTCGAGACCGCGGAGTTGGTGGCGGGCATTGAGCTCGGCGGGTAGGTCGACCGCCGCCGGGTGCGGAAGGAGGAGCTTCACGAGAGGATCCCGTCGTCGACCTCGCCGGGCTCGGGCAAACGCAGCCGGGTCCGGGCCGCCGGCGAGAGGCCGAGCTCCTGCGCGAACGCTCGGACCTGCGCCGAGTATTTCGACGCCGTAAGCACCTTTGACCGGTCGAGGCCCTCGCCCGCCCGGAGGTCGGCCGAGATCTCCTCCTCCGCCTGGGCCTGTCGAGCTCGCGCCTGGCAGTAGGAGGCGAGGACGCCGCCGTCGACGCGCGTTAGGAGCCGCGGCGCCGCGAGCCTCCACTCGCGAACGATCAGCCGCCACTCTCGCTTCGCCTCCGGGTCGAGCCAGCTCGGGCAAGCGGGCGGACCGATCCGCGGCTTCGGCTCGTGCTCGGGCAGAGCGCGATGTTGGACCCGACCCTCGAGGATCCGGAGCTCGGTCGGCTTCGGCTGGGGACCACGCAGCCCCACTACCAATACCCCGCCGGCGGCGGCCCGGCGAGACCCGCTCGCTCCCGGGCAACGAAGTGGGCGACTCGGGCGAGCTGTCCGAGGAGACACCTGTCCTCGAGCTTCGGAACCGCCCGGCAGCGCCCGCAGCTAGCGAGGTGGGCGCGCTCCCGGAGAGCAGCGGCCCGGCGGCGCAATTCCGGGGTCGCGGCTTCCGGCATACGGCACCTCCTGACCCCAAAAGTTCAAAACTTGGGCGCGCGAAACGGCGACGGGACCTCGCGGCGGCTGTTGAGGCTCTGACTTTTTCGGCCCCCCCCCTGCCCGGGGTCAGTCCCCTCGCCCGGCCGAACCGACGGCCTCGTGATCTAAGCGAGCCTTCAGCCTTCGTCCTGCGACTGGTACCCACGGTTGCGCGCGTCGCAGCTTCGGCAGAGAGAGCGCAGGTTCGAGTGGGTGTCGGGCCCGCCCTCTCGACGAGGGACGACGTGGTCGACGAAGGAGGCGAGGACGAGTTCGCCGCGTAGAAGATGGAAGCGACAGTGAGGCTCGAGCTTTAGGTGCTCGTCCCTTAGTCGACGCCATACCCGTGTGCCGTAGTAGCCGAGCTGTTCGGGTTGCCGGCCGTGGATTGGGCAGGGTGCCTTGTATCGACACCCCCCCCTACTACAGGCGAAGGCAATACGGGTGGGCGTTAGGTGGACGCCTCCCCTGTCGAGGCACCGACGGTCGAGGTGTCGGCCGTCCCTTCGGCGTTACCCGAGGAGGAGGTCGTTGCCTGGGTGGCTGCGTGGGCCGTCACGTCCGCCTTGGTGATCTTGTCGCCTTCGGGGATGACGGTCCCCAGGTCGACGCCGAGCGCGTCTGCGTGGCGGATGGCTGCCTCAGTCGCAGCGGGAGAGCCGTCCGCTTCCTTCGCTTCCTTCGGCGCCGAGGGCGCCTTCGCCTTGGGTGTAGAGGGAGGCTGCGGAGGAGTCGGCTGGGTTCGGAACCTCTCGACGTCGCCTGGCGGATACGGCTGGGATTCGTTGGTCGAGGCGGGGACGGGGGCGCCGAGCCTCTTCGCCGTCGCCTTGAGCGACTCTCCAGTATTGGCGGCCTCGCGGGCTACCTCTTCCGGCTTCGGGCCGGTGTAATACGGCGAGACCGGGCCGGCGGCGGGACCGACCGGAACGGGAACGCCCCACTTCTTGGCGACCTCATCGGGAGACTTGCCCGTATTGGCGGCCTCGCGAAGAACCTCCTCCGGCGTGGCGCTGGTGTTGTGAGCGTTGCCTACTGGACCCATTTGGAGACCTCCTTAACGTTGCTTCTTCCGGGGTTGCCGCCAGCGGTTCATTTGCCCTGTGCGGCGAAGGCTTGCTGCGCGATCGGATGATCGGGAGGAAGGAGAAGGGCCTTCCCTTTGGCTCGAGCAGCCATGTGGGCGGCCGAGAGGGCTGTGCCGGGCATCGCGTATTCGACCTTGACCGTCGCGACCCCAGAGCCTCGCGGAGCGATCGGCGCGACAGCGGCCGGGAGTCCCGAGCCTGGATCGACGACCCACATCGCGAAGTCGGCCCACTTCACATGCTGGAGGTCCGTGACCGCCTTGGGGTAGTGATGCTGCCCGGCGAACTGGGCCTTAACCGAGAGCTGGCCGGTGTGGTAGCCGGCCGGAAGCGGAACGCAGCTGTTCCAGATCGAGTCGACGAAATCGCTGATCGTCTTCGCATCGACGACCGGCGTCTCGAGGATGCGTTTGGCGTCCGGGTAGCCGAGAGCGGCGAGGCCGGGTAGCGTCTTCGGGAAGGCGGCGACGGTTCGTTGCGCGTTCTGGCGGAGCTCGTCGACGAGCCTCGGGTCGCTCAGGAACTGACCGCTGTACTCGATCCCGGCCATGTTGAGCACCAAGAACCAGCCGACCTCGTCGAGGAGCCAAATCGACCCGCCGTGATGGGCCTGGACGTTCCCCGGCCCGGGCTGGACGGCGTAGAAGGGGAAACCCTTCAGGACGAGGCTGATGATCTTATGGAGCGTTGCCTTCGCCTGCCCGAACGCCTTCGTCTCGACGCGGCCGCCGTGGTCGGGAATCTTCTCGGACCACGGGTTGTCCTCGCTGACGACATGCGTCTTCGCGAGGTCGGGTTCGCTCACTTGATATGGCCTCCTAGTACCAGCGCCGACAAGACGCCGATCGCGGCGACCGCGAGTCCGCCGACCAGACCGATTAGCCACTGGTTGTTCTGCGTGCGATTCCGAATGTCCTGGCGACTCTCGGTGCGTTCGGTGTCCTGAGCAGAGACACGAGCGCCGCCAGCGGCGATGATCGAAGTCACGGAGGTCTGCAGCAGCGTCACCGTGTCCCGGACCTGGGCGAGCAACTCGGACTGCTGCTGAGCGGCGGCCTGGACCGCTTTCTGCGCCGCGTCGGCCGTGGTTGCCACCGTGGTCGCGAGGGTCGCAGCTGCTGTGGAGAGACGATCGGTCGCGATCTCGGCGTTGCGTTGAATGTCGGTCAGCTTGTTGTCGATCCGGCCCGCTTCCGCCTTCCGAGCGTTCTCGTCCGCCCGGCCCCGCTCGTTCTCGAACCGCTGCTGCCAGTCCTTGTCCTGGTTCCGGAGCTTCTCCTCGTACTCCGCCCGCAAAACTGACACCTTGTCGACGCCGGCGACGGCCGCGCTGAGCTGCTCCTTGACGTTGACGGTCGGATCCATTGGCAACCCGTTATTGCCGACGCCTGGGCCACCATTGCGTGGCATATTCGCGAGGGCGCCGACGAGCTCAACTAGATCGGCGACGTATCGCTGGGGTGACTGCTTGCCGCCGCGGCGGCGATCCGTGCCGGCCATTCAGCTTTCCTCCTCACGTCGGCGGGTTAAACGCGCCGTCCTTCCAGTTGCCGTGATCACTCAGCCGTTCTTGCGGCGGCGTGCCGGCACGCAGGTCGATCAGGTCATCGAAATCCCAGCCGGCCTCCTCGAGGAAGACGACGTGCAGAAGCGTCTCGAGCTGGGTTCGAAGATCGGGCGGGTCGACGATGACCTTCGCCATGCAGACCTCCTCGCCGACGTGTTTCGTCGGCTGGGGTCGAGGAATTACGTTGTCCGAGACATAGTCCTAGACGCGGCGAATCATGTCACATCACGGCCAATTTCGCCCGCGAGCGCACCTCGGAGCTTTGCGACACCGCGGCTCATGTGGCTGCGGACCGTCGAGATTCTCAGGTTGAGCGCCTCGGCGATCGCGGCCCAGCTGCGCCCGTCGTTTCGCAGATCCATGACCTGCAGCTGCCGCGGGGTGAGGCTGGCCTCGACAACTACGGCGGCGACAGCGTCCTGGAGCTCAGCGGCGGTCAGGTCGACCTGGTCGTCGCTGTTTTCCCACCAGACGACGCCGTCCCAGTGGGCGATCCAGTATTCGGCGATCTCCTTCGCGGCTGCGACTTCAGGGTCGGCGAGGAAGTGATAGCTCGCAACGGCCGCGGGGAACTTCGTCTCGTCCGGGACTCGCTTCGGTGCGCTGGTAAAGCCCTGTTCCGCCCGTGTCGCCTTTGGCTTATCGGCTCCACGCTTAATCCCGGCGCGGCGCCGTCTCCTCGTTCGCTTGGTCACGCACCGAAGTCAGGCACGGGGGGCCTCTTGGAGATTCCGGCCGAGATCTCAGCCACGTGGCACCTCGCTCAGCCAGTGGGCCAGCCAGTCGCCATGCCGGTCGGTGTGAGCGGCAACCCACCACAGCCATTCGGGCACCCAGGCGCATTTGGCCCGAACCAGCGTGTAGTTGTCTCGGCCCGAGGTGAAGTAGTCGTCATAGACATCCGAGTGCTCAGCGTTGCGGAGGACAGCCAAGTTCTTCCTCTCGCAGACCTGAGTCCGCCAGCCCCAGCGGGTCCCAATGCAGGAGGTCCCACAGCAACAACGCCCAGGTCGGCGGTGCCTTCGGCCCTCGCAGAAGAACGGGCCTCGAGGTAGGCGTTTCCTGGTAGAGATGACCCAATTGAATTGCGGAGATTCGCGCCGCCTTGCGGTCATTCCACAAGAAGCCGCGCACGACAATCGGCGGATTCGGCGGGATAGCTCCGCGTCCAGGAGTAGGCAGCGACTCAGGCACCTCGCACCTCCAACAAGAGGCGATAGGTGGCTTCTTCGCGGGACGCGCCGTGGCCCTCATGGGATACGAGAGGCGAGATCAAGTCGGCGCGCTGACAGGAAGGATGTTCGTCACAGCGAACAAGAGCAACGCCGTGCGCGCCTTCCTCGCCCAGCATGTCGAGAAGCTGGTCAAGCCGAGGGAGCCAGACGCTACCGCCCGCCTCCTTTAGGGCGGGAAGATTGCCGGCACCGAAGGTGTGCATCTGCACGGTTTGATCTCGGGAGGCGAGCTTTACCTCGTGTTGCCGGAAGTTATCCCATAGGTTGGCGAAGTAGTCCCCCTCGCGAACGGATCGGTCTAGGGGCTGGCGGCGGCAGAGGTCGACGTAGACAGGATCGAACAGTCGATTCACCTCCCACGGCCGCGCTGGCTGCGCTGTCCGCCCCCTAATTGTGCCGCTTGTTGAGGCGACCGGCTTCCAGCTCCTGATCTCGTCGCGCATCTCCTGCTCGCGACCGACGTTAAACGCAGCGTCCATCGGGTGGTGATCGTTGAGCTTGATGCACGCAGGACAGTTGATGTCCGTCTGCATTGGTGAGCGCAATACGTCGCCGGTCAATCCGCACGCGGTCGGCGGGTTGCCGATTGCGCCCCAGTGAACGACCTCGCCGGCCGCCTGGCGCACGGCCCATTGCTTCATGCGAGCTTCGAGTGGTGTCACCAGGTCCTCCGGTTGACCAGAAGCCTGCCGTAGTTGTGCAGCACCCAGGCCGCCGCCTCACCGCGCAGCTCCTCCTCAGACGCTGCGGCGAAGGTCAGACGCCGGATCGTCCCGACGCCTGGCAGCGTCACGTCGACAACCCAGCTGCCGACCCCGTCGGCCGTGAGGTTGTGGATGAAGTAGCCGATGTTCAGTGCGCCGTTAGCGTCGCGTCGGAGGTCGATGGTGTGGACGCTCACAGGCGGTCTTCAGCAAGATTGGCGGGCCGCAGTTCCTCTTGTTTGAGCGCCAGGTTGTGGTCGATTTCGTAGAGCAGTGGGACGCCACTCGGTTCAACCCGGCGGTCCGTTATCCAGCCATACCCATGCACCAGCCAGCCGTGCTCGAGGTAGACGTACCGCACCTTTGTGCCGACGGGCCACGGCGCGGATGCCTGTCGATTCTGGGTCGTCCCGTTCGTCGATATGGCAGTAGTCATCGCGCCCGTCCCATCCACTGGCCGACAAGAGCGCCGAGACCGAAGGCGACGAGCCCGACCCCGAGGACTACAAGCGGCGTCATCGCGGCTTCTCGCCTCCGAGGTTCCGGCGGCCCTGGTGGACCTCCGTCGCGACCTGAACGACAAGGTCCCACGCCGCCATCAGCTCCTCGACGTAGGAGCCGTCGTCGTCGCGGATCGTCTCGAGGACGAGACCGGCGACGCCCGCCTTCGACCCGACCCGGCGGACGACGAGGACCAGAACGTTTCCTGGGAGGAGAGGTGGGAGGACCGCCGGGCCCTCGCCGTGGGGCGGGGCAGGTCGCTTCCTCGCGAGCTCAGTCATGGCCGCCTCGCCGGATCCCAACGCACCGTGACCTGCGCGCCGGACTTAGCCCCGAAGGACTTATGCACCTCGCTGAACGCGATCACCTGGCGGTCGTCCTCGAACACGCCGCCGGCGGTGAGCCCGTCGAGCAGCGCTCGCAGCAGCTTGTCCAGGTCGGGCTGGGTGGTCTTGTAGATCGGCGCTGACGGCAGCAGCCCGCCTCGAGCCCCGTAGTGGCCGGCCGGCCGCAGGAACACGAACGTGACGCCAACCACGACCGCGCCTGGGATCGGTGGCCGATCTCCCATCACGTCTCGGGCCTCCTGGATGATCGAGTTGCGCCAGTTGCGCAGCTGCGGCGGGTTGTCGTCGACGATCACCACGCGCTTGGTGTGCTTGTGCTGGAACGCCCGCTTGGAGCCCTGGCCAGCCGGCTCGCCGGACACCCAGAACTTGAGCACCGTCGGATCGACCAGGTTGTCCTGCAGGATCATGCCGAGGCCTCTCGGTCGACGCCGGCGGCTCGCGCCGCTACGTAGCAGCTTTGGCACAGGCCCTTGGCGTGATGCTCACGGTCGGGATGACACCAGGGCGCCAGTCGACGCCTGGTGCGGTAGACGATCCGCGTGGGCCGCGGGGCAGGGCGCGAGACTGGTCGTGATAGCCGGTGGCGATCGACCGAGTCGTCGAAGCCGCGGCGGATCCGCGCCTCGTGCTCGAGCAGCGCGTTGATGAAGTCGGCCTCCGCCGATGGTGAGCTCACTGGCTGGACGCCTTCGACTTCGCCTTTGCCGTCGCCGCGGTCGCGTAGACGAGCTCGCCGGCGTCGTCATGGACCTCGACCTGGATTCCTGGCCGGTGCAGGGCCCAGACGTCGGCCAGCGCCTTCGCCTGGGCCAAGCCGGCCACCCGGCCACCGTCCGTGATCACGGTTCCTTCCGCATCCAGGACGGCATAGGTGGGCGACGCCACGCCCTTACCCGGCCTTCGCGTACATCTTCGCCCAGCCCGACTTGTTGCCGGTCTGCGCGTCCAGCGTCATGAGGTAGGGGACCGAGTCAGTGCCGATGCACATGACCAGCAAGGTCTGGCCGTCCAGGCTCCAGGTGGCGCTGACACCGCTTCCCTGGCGGGCCTTCGCCCCGAATGACTCCCAGCCCTTGACGAGGATCTCGCTGAGGCTGCCGGCGACGTGCCACACGGCCTCGTCAGCGCCGACGAGGAAGGCATCGTATCGACCGGGCTGGCTGGGTCGAGGAATGATCTGCATGTTGTTTTGGCCACCTCCTTGGGCGACGAATTCGGGGCTGCCTGGGGCTGTGAGCACGGCCATCTCGTAGAGGGTCTGGGCCATCGTGGAGCGGTCGTAGTTCTCGTACCGCCCCTTCCAGATGTTCCACATCACGAAGCTGTCGTCCGGGCGGTGGCTCCACAGGATCGAGGCGTGAGATAGGCCGTTGGCCTCGCCGACGATGTTGTAGGTCGGGCCGTTGTCGACCCAGCCGGAAATCCCGATCAGTCGCCCAGCTGCGCCCGCTTGATCCGCGAGGTCGAAGTTGAAGTACGGGTGATAGTCGAAGGTGAAGCCCGGGCACTTGGCCTCGAACCAGGCGATTATTGGGGGCCACTCCGACCCGGCCGCGTGGCTCACCCCGTACACCTCGTCGATGACCTGCTGAGGGTCGATGTCCGGTCCGCCGGCGGCCATCACCATCTGGGCGGCGGTGGCAGGCAGGCAGTTGCGGTGGGAGTTGTTTCCGGCGTACTGAGTCACCAGCCCCTCCGCGATCTGGGACTCCGACGGGTCGACGCTGAACCTGTCCGAAGAGTCGAAGCTCATGCCGCACCTCCTTGCTCGGCGATGACCTCGCCGACGCGCATTGCCTTGCCACCGCGGGACGTCGCCGGTCGCTGAGCCTTGAGCCACGCCGAGGTGGCGATCTCCCACGACTCGGCGAAGAAGTTCAGGCTGGCCAGCTGCTCGCCGGGATGCCTGCTTGCATAGGCGTGCCAGTCCTTTTCGATGACGGGGAGCAGGACCTCATTGGGTGCCGGCGAGCGAGCCATGCCGATGGCGATCGCCTGCTCGCGCTGGAGCTCGCCGCCGGTCAGCGGCTCACGGAACCGGCCCAGGAAGTCGAGGATCTCGGCCAACCTGGTGTGGTCGACGTCCTCGGGGATCCGGGACCTGGTCGGTTCTTTCTTCAGCCCGTTGCCGGCGTCGGCGTTGGCCTCGCGCGTGCGCGCACCGGGCTTAGATCCCTTCCTCTCCGATCCCTTCCGATCCGCGGGTGCGCGCGCGGAGCGTCGAGAATCCTCGCGAACTTCTCGCGCGGCCTCGCGAATTTCGGGGGGTTCTGGAATACGGGACGGTGACGGGTGATCGATCTTTTGATGCACGCCCCAGTTCCGCAACTGCACGGCGTTGACCGCACTACGTTCCCGTACTGTCAAACTGCGACCGCGCATTGTCACACTGCGACCGCGTTGTGTGTCTTCGCCGCCGGCTACTGCATAACGAACAATCATGCCGAGCTGCTCCATCCGGCCCAGCTGGCCCTCGAGGACACTCGGCCGAATGCCAGGGAGCCGGTGGGCCAGGTGGTAGGCATTGGTCTTTAGCCGGCCGGCGTCATCAGCGTTGCTGACGAGGCAAATGAAGGCCAGTCGGCCATAAGGGGATAGCGCCAGGAAGTCGGCCGACTCCCAAATCTCAGGCTTCAGCGACCGGATGCGCGCCATCAGCGTGACCTCCATTCGCGGGCGGCCCCGCAGCTGGCGAAATGATTGAGCCGGAGCTCGCGGCCACTGACTCGAGCCCGCTCGAGGTTCAGCCCAGCCACCACTCGGTAGGTCCCCTCCAACAGGTCGACTTCGATGTTTCCTTTGGGCGAGTAGCTGGTCTCGATCGGCGCCTTTTTGCCGGTCCGCTCGTGCACCAGGTCGATGACCATCGCGTCGCAGCTTCGACACTTGCGCGGCAATGAGCGACTCATCTCTTAGCCGCCTGCCACGTTCGCTTCATCGGGACGCCGAATGGGTGCGGCCACCTGAGCGTGTCCTGCACCAGCGGCGGATCCGTTCGTCCGTAGAGGCTCTCTGATGCCACGCCGCTCGGGCTGCACTGGCCGTCCCATTTGTCCTGCCCCCAGGCGCAGACCTTGCCGTGCTCGCACGCACCGAGCTGCGCGATGAACGCCACCGTGTGCCGGATCCGCCGACAGCTGAGGCAGCACCACTCCCGCCACTCGAGCGAGTCTTGCGTCAAACAGGGACGCGCTCCTTGGCCTCGACCATCGCCTCGAGGAGGCCTAGGGCGCTCTGCTGCAGCTCCTTGATGGGGCTCTTGAACTGGGTGGCGAACCACTCGTCATAGAGCGGGCGCGAGAAGTCGTAGGCGATGCGGTACGCATCGTCGTAGGACTTCGCCAATCGGAGACGCTCGACGAGCGCAGCGAGGCGAGCGTCTCCGTCCCAGGCGTCCCAGGCGTCCCCGGCGGCCCCGGCGGCCCAGGCGGCCCCGGCGGCCCAGGCGTCCCAGGCGTCCCCGGCGGCCCCGGCGTCCCAGGCGTCCCCGGCGGCCCCGGCGGCCCAGGCGGCCCCGGCGGCCCAGGCGTCCCAGGCGTCCCCGGCGACCCCGGCGGC